GAAAGAATCAAAATTTGTTAAATATGGTAGAATATGTAAGAGTGTTAATCATGATCGCATACCCAGTTTCGAAACAATGTTAACGAAGTTAGCTACTCTTTAATCTCGATATAAACATCTTCATCTGTAAGTGGTTCAATCTCACACGGGGGTGGAGGTGGGGGTTCCTTCTTTTTACGCGTCTTCTTTTCCTTTGGTTTAGGGAGTTCATCCAGGTGTTCCCTAAAGTACAGGACTCTATCCCAAAACTCCTTCATCACTGGGAGGTATGTTTTCCACCACTCCCTGTCTCTCTTCACGTTGGTGACGTCAAACTCTTCGGGGCGGGGCCAGTTGGTCTCCGCGGGTTTGTACTGAATGAAATCGGCTTCTTCTAAGTCTAAGATCTCCATGCACAGCTGTAGCTGCGGCATGTAGTGCTCGGGGACCTCACCGGGGATGATTTTTCTTTGGGGTGGACACTTTATTTCCACAAGTTTTCCACTCTCGGAAACACCGTCGGGGCTTCCACCAAGCCATTTGTGCACTGGGTGGGGGCAAAGACCAATCTCGTGTACCACCTCTCCGTGTCGCTCTTCGTAGAGGATCCGAGCCTCGTCCTCGTACTTTTCACCATGCCTCGTTGCCTCATTACCTGTAAACTTCTCACCAAGACCACACTTCTTGAGAAGTAAACCGTCGGGAGTTTCATATTTATTTACACCAATGGCTGTAGCGGCATCCGAAGCCGTCAACATGTTTCCGCGGAGGGACAGCCATTCTTCAGATTTCTGTGCCGCATATTCACGTTCTATGAGAGCTTTAACATTTGGGTGCATATTAAATATCTATGGACTATTACTTTTAAGTTCTTCCTGTTTTCTAAGTTCATCTTTTACCTGAAAAAACATCCGGGCTGCATTTTGCTCAGCTTGTTTTTTACTCTTCGCAATACCTCTACTCATACATGCGTTCTGAATGTAGATGTCTATGTAGAAGAGGCCCTCGTACTGACCAACCACCCGGTACTCCGGGAGCTCCATGTTATTGACCTGGCAGTACTTCATCAGGTGATCCTTGAAATTATCGTCAATCATGATGATATTCAAATCCACAATTTGGGGGTCCGTAAAGATTCTTAATACAAACTCTTTCGCGTGGATGAGACCGATGTCCATATAGATGGCTCCAATGAGGGCTTCGAAAGCATCTTCGAGAATCTTCGGGTTATTATTCCATCCGTTACGCATCCCCTTCTCATCCATGATGATATAGTTTTGAAGTCCCAGGTGATTTGCAATATGTGCCAAAGTTTCACCACGAACAAGCTTGGTGCGAGCTTTCGTGAGGAAACCTTCTTGGCGACTTTCATACCGATCGAAAAGAAACTTAGTAATAACGAAACCTAGGACGGAGTCACCAATGAATTCCAATGTCTCGAAGGACTCTGTAAATTGTGTATACTCTTTGAGAGCAGATTTATGTGTAAAAGCCTTTTGGTACAAATCAAGGTTTTTGATCTTTGTACCAACAAGTTGTTCGATTTGATTTTTGTCAACAAACATTCTTATCAGAAGTAAGTGTTATTTTTTTAAGCCTTTTCCTTCTTCACGTAATGGGGAGAGAGAAACTTTTGGAGGTTAAGGTAGGTAACCTGGACGTCAGCAGGGGGTGCGAGGAGATCCTTAAGTGTATCGTCAAGGATAATTTGACGACCGTTATCCGGATGCTTGAGACCCTTCTCTGTAATGTACTTGTTGATGAACTTGGTCACCTCCGAGCGAGAGATGAGTTCACCTTCTGGGAGAGCCAGGAACCCCCTCAACTTAGGTGTAATTTCCTGTTTGCGGTTGAAGCCGTTGTTCTCAGAACGCTTCTTAGCCTTCTCACCATCTGGATCTTCTTGGGTGTTCTTAATCTTGCGAACAAGCTTAGTGAGAGTCTTGATTTCGTTGCGGAGAGCGGCAAGTTCAGTTTGGATAGTGGAGTCGAGAGACATTGTATCTATCTTAGCGACGAAACCTTTAAGTCTATTCGCAGTACGAATAATTATTATATTTCTTTATAATAATGGACGAGAAGATTTACTCAAAGTCAATCATCGATAAATACATCAAGACCAACTTACTATTCGATGATGTCAAGTTGAAAAAATATTATGACAGAAATGCGCAGAGGGATTTAAAAAAATACAGGGAGCGTGTTCACAATAAATACCCAACCAAAGACTTTGATAAAATCATATACGCATTGATCACAGACTCCATTCGTGACATTATACTCGAGACGATCAGTAAAATCAACGATGTCATGAAGTCTATGGGTGATTTGATCATCAGTGGTGGCGAAGCGTATAACATGTACGTACCTTACGAGGACCGCATTATCACAACTGATATCGACGCCAAGTTTGTTCCCCGTATGCAAATGGATTCCAAGTACTACGGAAAACTTCAGGTAGTCAAGCTTATATTGTGGGATAAAATAGGGGAACTCGCGAAATCACTTAACATGCGGATCAAGCGTCGGTTACTTACAATGGTGAAGAAAAATCCCAAAATTTTCAAGTTTTTGGGTCTTGGATTTAAGCAAAATGGACCCTATGTAACTCGACGGTACACTTTATTCAAGAAGAAAAAGATGGGAAAAAATACAGAACCCAAAAAGGGAGATGTATTCATAGATGTAGAATTGTTTGCACTCGACATGAACATTCGTCTATTCTCACCCAAAAGTGGTCGCGTGGAGAACTTCGTCGTCGGTGGAATTCTTGACATTCCATTCATGCGCCCAGAAGAGTTTGGTTACAGTGTATCCATGACGAAACAGAAAGGTATCACATATAGAAATGTAGAAACGAATAAACTCATAGTAGATAATAACATATTCATAGCTGGTAGAGACTTTTTGATAGAAGATATCTACCTCATGCATAAACTCAATCTTCGACCAGAAAAAAAGGAGAAGGATCGTCAACGTCTCCTAAAACTCGCGAAACTGGTTAACGCGAAAACGCAAACAAATGCTTCTATAGATGACACATTCAAACGTATTCAAGTAAAACTCGTGAAACGGGTCCCAACACGCAAAGTATACAAGAATGTATCTATGGCCCGGGCTTATCGCATAGATCCACAAAAGTATTCGAAATTTACAACCAAACCACAGGTGGACCGTTTATCAAAACAATTTGTACATGGTCTAAACCCAGTCTTAAATAATACAAATGTACCAGGTTACACTGCTACAAATGGTAACAAACGATTTAATTTAAATACGTTAAAGTGGAAGAAAGCTACGAATAATTCATATGTAAAGAACGAATATAAACTCAGGCCAAATAATGCTCAGAAACTCCCACCTACCATCAACAAATTGAAAACGTTATACGGATATAAACCAAGCAGAAACAAATGGGTTTCTGAGTCAATTCTAGAGAAGGCAGCGGCCATACCTTTCATCGGTTTAAAGAAATGAGACACAATATAGATATAACATGTTATACAATCCCCCAGTAAAGGGCGAAGATGGTCTCTACTTTGTCAAGGCGTTGACTGACGAAAAACGCAAGTGCCTCGTCCAGGTCAATAATGTAAAGGTTGTGGATGTATCAGGAGAGTTTGTTTTCGATCTCTCTTCTAATACCAATATTAACAAAATCGTTGAGATTGACACACGCAATCTCGAGGCAGCCGTTGAGAATTGTGAGACTTGGTTTGGTAAAAAGTTGTCAGACAATGTAATCACCGCAGCGTACACCTCCAGTCACGTCAGTCAGGAAATCACAGGCGATCTCCTTGATGTGACCAAGGTGTACAACTCCAAGCAAGAAATTATCGATACCAATTCCGTACAACCAGGGAAGGTGTGTGATGTCATCCTCGAATTCGCCGGACTTTGGTTCGCTAAGAAAACATTTGGGCCATCTTGGAATACAGTCCAGGTTAGAGTCCACGAAGATCCGGTCACTGATACATACCCAGAAGAATACGCATTTGTCGATACCCAAGATCAGTAGAAAAAAAATTGTTAATGATATATAAAAGACGACGATGGTTAAGGCCAACAATTTAAAGAAAATGCAACCCATCCTACTCGCAGTCGCTGCCGTGGTCGTGGTGTACCTGTTGTTCCAGTCCATGGAAAAGTCTGGTTACACTGAACTCTCCCCCTCCACATCTCCAGGTCCAGCGGTCGCCGCATCCAATGGAAAGTGTGCGGGCATGAACAATGGTACAGGCTTGGCGTCCTCTCTCCTCCCCCGCGAAGTTGCCACAGAGGAAGACTTTGGTCAATTTGCCCCAGAGGACATCCTCAAGGGTCAGAACTTCCTCGAGCCCCGTAAGCAGATTGGTTTCCCAGAGACCATCGGTGGTAACCTCCGCAACGCCAACCAGCAGATCCGCGCCGACCCCCCAAACCCCAAGGACCCCTTCGTTTGGAACAACTCTACAATTGTCCCAGATACAATGCAGCGTAGTTTGTGCGCTTAAAGATTAGGTGACATGTGTATATAATAATGACATCTGTCCCAAGTGATCTTTCCGAGAGCGTTTCGAAGCTTGTCAACCTTACAAAACAACTTTCAGAAGCAAAAACTGATATCAAGATTCTAAACCAGGAAGAGAAGCGCCTAAAAGAGGTTGTAAAGAAGCATATGGTTAGTCAGGGTATTGATACCATTAACCTCAGAAAGGGTAAAATTAGTATTCGTAAAAGTGTAAGGAAGTCTGGTATGAACAAGGATGCCATCAAAGATGGACTCATGAAGTTCTTCGCGGGAGACGAAGCAAAGGTTGAAGGAGCCCTAAATGCCATCCAGGATGGACTTAAAGTAACTGAATCTACCTCAATTTCATTAACTGGTATAAAGGAAAAGCCTGAAAAAGAAGATAAGTAATACACGATGGTTTGGAGCCAATATGTTTATGAAGCCACCACTGGCCTAGATTACTGCGTCAGTGATGATGAAGAATTTAACGATGACACTCCTCTGAATATGCATGACTGGGAAGTCAAATACTCAGATGAACTCACGATGTTTTGGAATACAACCAGAACCTTACTCGAAGACGCCGGAATCACCTACTCAGGAGATTACTGGGACTTTGTTGAATTTTGTTTTAAGGAACACTATAATTCTACGGAGCGCGTGAATTGGGAATATCAGGAACAAACAATATGGTTTGAAGAACGTCTTAGTCACATTTGGAGGCATCTCAAACGAAGTGTGATGGAAAATGGTCTCCACGAAGAAATGATAAAGGGTGCAAGTGTATATGATTTTATGGAGTTTGCCAAAAATATTATCCGTGTATATTAAATGCTCCAAGACCTCACAGCCAACAAAGTTTTTATCCCAGCGGCGCTCTTCATAGCGCTCAGCCCAGGTGTTCTTCTAACCACTGATGGAAAAAAGCTCACATTCAAAAACGGAAAGACCAGCCAAATGGCCGTGTTATTTCACGCTCTCGTGTTCTTCATAGTCTACAGTCTCATCGCCAAGGCTATGGGTCTCGTCCTCACCAAAACGGACCTCATTGTTACGACCGTGCTCTTCCTGACTCTCAGTCCAGGTCTCCTCCTCACCCTCCCTCCAGGATCTGGCGGCGTCGTCCGCTCCGGTCAGACCAGCCTCTCGGCCGTTATCACCCACGCAGTGGTGTTCGCTGTTGTGTTCGCGATTTTACGTCGTCAATTTCCTCAATTCTACTAAGTAAGAGAATGAGGTACCTGGTTATAGGACCCGCGGCGATGGGTATATTCTCATTAATAGGTTGTCTAAAATCAATGGAAAATAATTTAACAGATGTTGAAGAAATTTCAGGATCCTCTGCGGGTGCAATTATCACGTTACTTATGGCACTCGGCATGTCCCTGGATGAAATATTTAAACTTACATTGTCTATAGATGTTACCAAGTTGATGAAGATAAAAATCACATCCTTTTACAATAATTTTGGTTTTGTAGATATGGAACCAATCCGAAAAAAACTAGTCGAAATGTGTAAATGTGATCCAACATTTAAAGATATCGATATGAAAATCTACATATCAGCATTTTGCTTGAATACATCCGAAACAGTATACTTTTCTAAAGATACACACCCGGACATGAAAGTTATAGATGCTGTGTGTATGAGTATGGCTGTACCTGTTATATTTTCGTGTGGAAAGTATAAGGGAAATACATACGTCGATGGTGGAACAATTGAACAATACCCATTGACCCCATTTTTAGACAAAAAATCACATGAAATTACATGTTTGAAAATAAAATCGGATGTAATTTTTAAAGAAAATATAAACAATCCAAAGGACTTTATAGAAACGCTAGTATTGTCAACACTATGTCTTAGATCTAGCTACGATAAACCTATAAATATTATAGAAATAAATGTAAAAGACACAAACGTATTTGATTTCAATATGACATACGAGGAGAAAATAAGATTATTTAACATGGGGTATTTGAATTGATTCTTTTTTTTGTTAGTTTAAGATATATGATAGATGCATGTGATCCCGATGTGGATATACAACTTCTGAAAAAGCTTATAAAGCTTAATACAGGAGAAAACCTTACACTAACAAGAGAACAAATTTGTCAGGTATATGACGATATTCAGGATGGAAAGTTACCACTACCACCGATGATTATGACTTCTAACAGAACATATTTAGTCGACAAGAAGTCGCCCCTCAAAGCCCAAGACTACGATATACTCTTCAGTTCATCAAGTAAGCGCAAAGACCTCAAAAGGATTGCGTATAAAGTCGGTCTCAAGCGTTTAGATCAAATGACCAAAATACAGGTTATTGATGCAATCGGAAAACGTTTAAGATATATGAAAATTCATGAACCAGTGAAGATTGGTAGGAAACAAAAGGTGGAAAGGAGTTTCAACAACACAGCAGTGAACAACACAGCAGTGAACAACACAGCAGTGAACAACGCAGCAGTGAACAATGCAGAAGTGAACAATGCAGCAGTGAACAACGCAGCAGGGGAGGGGGGAGGGGGTGGCGCGGC